GCTTTTTTGCGAAGTATCTGCGCGTGGTTTTTTACGCGTTTCAGTGTGAGAGCGCTGACCACCGAGACGTCGCCCACGCCTACAAGGGAGAGAGTATCGTCGTGTTCGACTACGCCAGAACCTCAGACGTGCACAAGTGTTATGCCACACTGGAGAAACTGAAAGACGGCGCGATTTTTTCTCCGAAGTACGATAGCCAAATGAAGTGCTTCGTGCCCCCGCACGTCGTCGTCTTCGCGAACTATCCTCCCATGATGGACAAACTGTCTTTGGACCGGTGGAGGATTCACGAGATAGTTGACTAAAGCCGGATATCCGGGGTGGCCTACATATTGTTACGGCCACATCGGATACCGGATATTTTCTTTAGAAAGGTAGAAGGTATTTAAGCAGAGTTTTGCCTGTACGGTTCTCTGAGTAAATGGTGACAACCAGAAAACGCAAGTATCGCAACGCACCCTCCGCACGCAAAGCGAAGCGCCCACGCTTCAAGCGTACTCAGAAGTACAAAGTAGCAGGCACGCGCATGTCATCCACGTTCAGACGCAAGGTGATGCGTGCTATTAACCAGGGAGCTGAGACCAAAGAGGTGCTAACGCAAGTATGCGCAAACTTTGAACTGCTCCACAACACTGTGCACAACATATGGACCAATGCGTTCCAAAACACCCGTGGCATCAACGGGGAAGGCGACGTCACCATCGGCAGCCGCATCGGCAACAAGATTTTCTGCAAGAATCTGCGCTTGTCTATCATGATCGAAAGCCAGCAATACCGCCCTCTGGCGAGCTACTGGCTATACCTGGTAAGGCTCAAGGGAGCTGCAATGGACAGCGTGATCAACGCATCGTCGCAGATGTTTGAAGGCACGTCAACGACCATTCCGTTGGACTTCCTGGACAGCAGCAAATGCGATATCCTGTACTGCAAGAAGTTTGTGCTGCGCATGCCCAACGCAGGCAGTATCGACAGCATGGGAAGCGGATCCACTGGCGCTATTCCCCCTGGCGCTGCAGTGTCTGGCAGCAACCTCTCCGGAGACCTTCGGGAAAGGGTGACGAACCCGCAGATCATCAAGAAGATTACGATCCCCATCAACAAGACAATCGTCTACCGTGACAGTCAGGACACGAATAACAACGTTCCTGCGTCGTATCGGTACCAATGGGTATGCATCGCATATGACAACTACACGCAACAGACGGGTGGTACCACATGGCCCATAGGGCATATAACCATGACACAGAAGATGCGTTTCACAGACGTATAGAGCACCATGCCCAAACGCAAACGCACGCAGCCTGATGCGCCACCCGCGCAAACAAATGCGAACGCGGAGGTGACCCCGTCACCGGATGCGCTCCCCCCCAAAAAGAGCCCGCAAATTCGTGCGTGGTTCATCACGCAGTTCAAGCTCCCGTACCAGTTCGCGTGGGACCCCGCTGAGTATGAGTACGTCGAAGAGTGCGATGACACAACAAAAGATGGCAAGCCCCACAAGCACTTTGTGGTCTTCTACAAGAAGCGCGTCACCGCCTACCGTGTACAGCGGGACTTCCCCGGGTCCAACCACGAGGCCCTGCGCCTACAGGAAACCACGTACCTGCACCCCACTCCCGAGAACCGGAAAACCGGGTACATCACGTACGGGAAGAGAGAGATCAAGCAGGGGACACGCACCGACCTCGCCCGAGTGAGAGACCAACTCAAGGCGGGATGGTCTTTATCATACCTCATGCGCACCGACGAGTATGGTGACATCATCGCACGTCACATGCACTATTTCCGTCAGGTGGAGGCAGACAACGACCGTCTCACCATCGATAACGATCTGCGAGCTCGCTTCCAGCATGTCGTTCTCAAACCATGGCAGCAGCGCCTGCTTGACATTTTGCGGGAGCCCGTCCATGACCGAGCAATCTACTGGTTCTGGGACCACGTTGGCAACACTGGCAAAAGCTTTTTTGCGAAGTATCTGCGCGTGGTTTTTTACGCGTTTCAGTGTGAGAGCGCTGACCACCGAGACGTCGCCCACGCCTACAAGGGAGAGAGTATCGTCGTGTTCGACTACGCCAGAACCT